TAGGTTGGGTAGCCCGATTAGATAAAATTAACGACGCTCGTAGAATTGCTCAAAAACAGTTTAAAGTAGGTGTTGATCTATCTTCTCCAACAGAACAAGCGGCGGCTAAAAAAGTACTAGACCGTTTAAAACGACAAGAAGCGGATGAGTTTACTCCTAAGCAACTGTCCGAATACGCAGCAATGAAAAATAAAAAAGTAGGAACCGAGATAGCAGCAAAAAAAGGAATAGCTACACTAAGGGGAACATTAGAAACCGCAGGAGAAGTAGCGAGTAAAAAAGCAGAACAAGCGAACATAAAAGGTTCAGCACAAGGACTAGACGCCTTATTTGATGCACTGAACAAATAAACGATGACCACTACTAGAGATCGGCTAGACGCATTAAAACAAATTGACCTAACTTATTTAGATAAGGCGGAAGCTAAAGAGTTTACGGTTCTATTAGAAGAACTGACTAAACGAGAGTTTCAAGAAAAATCTACCAGTACGTTCATGCATTTCGTTAAATCGATTTGGAAAGAGTTCATTAACGGCGATCACCACGTTAAAATGGCAAAAGCCTTTGATGATATCGCTTCGGGCAAATTAAAGCGGTTAATTATCAATATGCCGCCAAGACACACTAAGAGCGAATTTGCTTCGCATTTATTTCCTGCTTATCTATTAGGTAAAAACCCTAAATTAAAAATTATAGAAGCAACGCATACTTCTGACCTTGCGATTAACTTTGGTCGTAAAGTTCGTGATTTAATTGACAGTGAAGAGTACTACGAGTTATTTCCGGACACCGAACTAAAAGCCGACAGTCGTTCTGCCGGTAAATGGTTAACGAACAAAGGTGGCGAGTATTATGCTGCAGGTATTGGCGGTGCGTTAGCCGGAAGGGGGGCGGATTTGTTCATTATTGACGATCCTCACTCTGAGCAAGATGCAATGTCCGATAAAGCGATGGATGATGCGTATGAATGGTTTATGGCAGGTCCTCGTCAACGGTTACAGCCCGGAGGAGCCATCGTTATTGTAATGACTCGTTGGAATAAAAAAGACTTAACGGGTAGACTTATTAAAAAGATGACGCAAGAAAAAGCCGCAGATCAGTGGCAAGTGATTGAATTCCCTGCAATTTTACCTTCAGGCAAGCCTCTTTGGAACAATTTTTGGAAATTAGAAGAATTAGAAAGTATTAAAGCCTCAGTTAGTCCGTCTAAATGGGCGGCGCAATACATGCAAAGACCAACAGGTGAGGGTATATCTATTATCCCTAAAGAGTGGTTTAAGATTTGGGAAGCGGATGATCCACCTAAATGTGATTATTTGATACAATCATACGATACTGCGTTTCTAAAAAGCGAAAGAGCTGACTTTACCGCTATAACAACATGGGGAGTGTTTTATCCGGAAGGCAAAATCGGCGAGGAAATATACCACGGCAACGATGCGCATATAATCTTAATCGATTGTATAAAAGAACGTTTTGATTTTCCTGAGCTTAAAAATGAAGCGTTACGTTTATATGACTATTGGGACCCCGATACGGTGATTATTGAAGCTAAAGCTAGTGGTATTCCCTTAGTACAAGAATTACGCAGAGTAGGTATTCCTGTTAATACTTTTTCTCCCGGAAAAGGACAAGATAAGATAGCTAGGCTTAACTCTGTTTCTCCTATTTTCCAAGATGGACGCGTTTGGGTTCCTGAAAATCGTTTTGGTGAAGAACTAATGGAGGAAGTTAGTGACTTTCCCGGCGGAGAGAACGATGACTTAGTAGATGCGACAACATTAGCCCTAGCTCGGTTTAGGGAAGGTGGATTTTTACAATTAACCAGTGACTATTTTGAAGAAGAAGAGTACCATCCTTCTGAAAGGGTTTATTATTAATACAAATCATACTATGATGTGAACATATATGTGAGGTGGTTTTAAATGGCAATCGAAAAACAATCTTTATCCTTAGTTCCTGATTCTCAAGAAGAATTTGAAATAGAACTTATGCAAGATCCTGAAGAAGATACAGAACTTTTTGTACAACCTGACGGAACTATAGTTCGTGGTAGTGATATGCCTGAAGAAAAAGAATCTAAATTTGGTGAAAATTTAGCAGAAAACATAGATGATCGTGAGTTATCCACCATTGCAACTGAATTAGTCTCCTCTTTCGAAGAAGATTTAGAATCTAGAAGCGATTGGTTTCAAACTTATGTCGATGGTTTAGATTTATTAGGTATAAACTCTGAATCTAGATCACAACCTTTTGTTGGAGCCTCTGGAGTACATCACCCAATACTTGCAGAAGCCGTAACTCAGTTTCAAGCACAGGCTTACAAAGAATTATTACCTGCTGGCGGTCCAGTAGATACCGAAGTATTAGGATTATCTGACGACGAGAAGCTAGAAAAGGCAAATCGCGTTAAAAACTTCATGAATTACCAAATAACGTACAAAATGGAAGAATTTGACCCTGAAATGGATCAATTATTGTTTTATTTACCGTTATCGGGTTCTGCGTTTAAGAAAGTTTACTACGATCCAAGTTTAGGACGAGCTACGGCGCGTTTTATTAAAGCGGAAGACCTAGTTGTTCCGTATTACGCGGTAGATTTACTGACAGCCCCTAGAATTACACACGTAATCCACATGGCAGAAAACGAATTACGCAAAATGCAAGTATCTGGTTTCTATAAAGACATAGATTTAATGACTGCGTCGTCTATAGAGCTAAGTGACGTTGAGAAAAAGATGGACGAGCTAGAAGGGCTCAGCAGAACAGTAAGTGATGAAGAATACACGCTGTTAGAAATGCACGTTGACTTAGATATCGAAGGTTTTGAAGATATGGACGCAAACGGAGAGCCTACAGGACTTGCGTTACCTTATATTGTTACAATTTGCAAAGATACAAACGATATTCTTGCAATTAGACCAAATTACAAGCCAGACGACCCCATGAAGAAGAAAATTGAGCATTTTGCTCATTTTAAGTTCCTTCCAGGACTGGGTTTTTACGGTTTTGGGTTAATTCACATGATGGGTGGGTTAACTAAGTCAGTTACTGCTATTTTGCGCCAATTAATTGATGCAGGCACACTTTCTAATCTTCCTGCTGGGTTCAAGTCCAGAGGACTCAACATCCAAAGACATGATGACCCGCTCCAGCCTGGAGAATGGCGAGACGTTGACGCACCAGGGGGAAGGTTAACCGATGCGTTTATGCCGTTGCCGTATAAAGAACCAAGCGGAACATTAATGTCATTATTAGGATCATTAATTGATTCAGGTAAACAATTTGCAGCAACTGTAGAGCAACCGACAGGTGACGGTAATTCTGAAGCTCCCGTTGGGACTACCGTTGCTTTGTTAGAAAAAGGACAACGTGTTATGTCCGCAATTCATAAACGATTACATTACGCACAGCGAACTGAGTTTAAAATATTAAAGAGAGTTTTTGGAGAGTTTTTACCTCCAGAATACCCGTATCAAGTCCAAGGGGCTTCTCAAAACGTATTTAAAACAGATTTTGACAGTTCTGTCGATGTTATACCTATAAGTGACCCAAATATCTTTAGTATGACTCAAAGAATCGTTTTAGCGCAAACACAGCTACAAATGGCTCAAGCGGCACCCGAATTACACGATTTACGGGAATCTTATCGTAAAATGTATTTAGCCTTAAATATTAAGGATATTGACTCAATATTGCCCCAAGAAGCTGAAATACCGCCTAGAGACCCAATTAGTGAAGAACAAGCGGCATTAACGGGGCAACCAATTAAAGCCTACGAATTTCAAAACCACGAGGCATATATTGCGGCACATGGTGCTTTTATGCAAAATCCTATGGTTCAAGAAAATCCTACAGCAACGCAGGCGATTGGAGCAAATATACAAGAACACCAAGCGATGATGTATAGGATTCAAATTGAACAAGCCATGGGGCAACCGTTACCAACCATGGAAGAAGGACAAATGCCCCCAGAGGTTATGAACGAAATTGCAATGATGGCTACACAAGCTACGCAACAAGTTACAGGTCAAGCACAAGCCATGGCACAAGCCGAAGCTGCTGCACAACGTGACCCACAACGAGAAATGTTTGAAGAACAACTGCAATTAGAGCGTGAGCAACTAATGCAAAAAGAAGGAAAAGATCAACGCGATAAAGATGTTGAGATGAGGAAAGCAGAAATGCAAGGACAGCTTGAACGCGAAAAAATAGCAGCAGCAAATGAAAGAGAAGATGTTAAAGCAGCAGTTGATTTACAAGAAGCTGAAC